CTATAGGCTTGGCTATGGGCTAGGCTATAGGCTTGGCTATGGGCTAGGCTATAGGCTTGGCTATGGATTTAGCTATAAGCCTAGCTATGGATTTAGCTATAAGCTTAGCTGTAGGCTTGGCTATGGATTTAGCTATGGGCTAGGCTATAGGCTTGGCTATGGGCTAGGCTATAGGCTTGGCTATGGGCTAGGCTATAGGCTTGGCTAAATGGGAAATATACTAGGGGAATTATGATAAGGACCAGGTACAAGATAGAGCGGGCTAGGAATGGGAAGATCAAGCGCCAGCCTCCCCTCACCGCCCCCAAGCCTCGTGCTCGGAAGCCGTTAACTTATTTGGAGCAGAGGGTGCTGGATGAATACCTCAAGGACTTTGACAAGACTGCTGCGGGCTTGAGGGCTGGGATCAAGCCTGAGAATGCCAAGACGCAGGCGTGGCAGATACTGAATAAACCGCATGTGGTCGATGCCTTGAGGGATGCGCTGGAGGAGCGGTATCGTAAGGCTGATGTCAAGATAGATGATTTGATTAAATATTGGTATTCTATGGCTACGGCTGATGCCCGGGAGTTTAATCCTTTGAGGTGGAGGTGCTGTAGGTATTGTTGGGGGGTGGGGCATAGGTATCAATTTACGCCTGCTGAGTATAGGCGTAGGAAGGAGAAGGAGCCTGAGCTAGGGGAGGAGGGGGGCTTGGATTTTAATCAGATGAGGGATCCGATGAGGGGTCCTGAGTGGGCTGAGTTAGGATTTGAGCCTAATTCGGACCATAGTTGTCCGGAATGTAATGGGAAGGGGGTACCTAGGATTGAGCCTATAGATTTATCTAAATTGAGTTATGGGGCTCAGCTGATATTTGATGGGGTGAAGGTGAGTAAGGATGGGGATATTGAGTTTAGATTGAATCAGAATAGAAGCAAGGGGATGGAGCAGGTAGCTTTATTATTGGGTTTTGTGAGGCCGAGGAGGCCGTTGTTTACGGTATCATTGGGGGATTTGAGTGAGGAGCAGATTGATGCGATGTTGGAGGAGGCTAGGGGGCAGGGGCTGATTAGGCTGGAGGATTTGAGGGGGGTTGATGGGGGTTTGGTTAATAATGGGGTTGATGGGTTGAGGGGTAGGGGGGATGGGTCTTTGGTTAATAATGGGGTTGATGGGGCTTTGGTCAAAGAGGCTGAGGTGGTGGAGATTATTAAAGGGTAATTGGGTATTAGTTTGAATAAATTAAGTTAGAGATTATGAATTTTAACGAATTCAGCAAATTATCTATTGAAGAAAAAAAGAAGCTGTTAACCTTGGCAGCTTCTCGGAAGAAGGTTTTAGCTACGGACAAGGAGAAGGTAGAGGAGAGGAGGAGGCTGATCGAGAGATGCCGGGAGGATTTGGTCAGCTGGACGATAGAGGCTCAGAAGGCTGAAGGGTTTAAGCCGGCTAAGCATCATCTATTGCTGTTAGATTATTTGTCTCGAGTAGCTAAAGGTGAAATTAAAAGGCTGATGATATTCATGCCGCCTGGCAGTGCGAAGTCGAGGTATGCTTCGCAACTATTTCCGGTTTGGATGTTTTGTAGAAAAAATAACTATAAGATAATTGGAGCTAGCCATACAACAGACTTGGCCTTGGATTTTTCTGCTAAAATTCAGAATTATATAATGGAAAATGAGGAAATCCTTGGCTATCAGCTAAAAACCGAAAACAAACATCGTTGGTACACATCCAATGGTGGAGCATATTTAGCTGCTGGCGTTCGGACTGCTATTCCTGGCTTTCGTGCTGATTTAGGTATTTTAGATGATCCGGTTAAAGGGCGACAGGAAGCGGATTCGGTTACAGACCGAGAGCATGTCTGGAATTGGTATTTGGGTAGCTTCGAGCGGCGTTTGACGCCTGGGGCGGCTGTTATTTTGATCATGACACGCTGGCATCAGGACGATATGGCCGGGCGTTTATTGCAAGTTGAGCCAGAGCGTTGGACAGTCTTAAGCCTGCCTGCTGAAGCTGAACAAAATGATGCATTAGGACGACAGCCTGGCGAATGGCTATGGGATGATGACGATTATGGTTATGCCGATTCTTTGGCCGAAATTAAGGCTGCTCTAGAGAAGGCTGGAGCTACACGGGAATGGGCTGCACAGTATCAGCAGCATCCGACAGCGTCTGAAGGCAGCCTGTTTAAGGTCGGCATGCTCCGGAAGATCAAGACTGAACCGCCTGGAGAAGCTGTTCGTGCTTGGGACTTTGCTGCAACCACGGAAGTTGGCTCTCGTGATCCTGACTGGACTCGAGGCGTTAAGTTAATCCGTACGGATGAAGGCCGATTTGTTGTTGCTGATGTCAAATCTGTACGTGGAACTCCTGAGGATGTAGAAAAACTTGTATTAACTACAGCCTTTTATGATGGTAAAGGGGTTCGTATTGGCTTGGGTGATCCTGGCCAAGCTGGTAAATTTCAGGCTATGTATTTAGCTAAAAAGTTAGCCGGATATATTGTGGATGTAAGGCTAGAACGAGGTAAAAAAGAAGAGCGGGCCGCGCCTATAGCCAGCCAAGTAAATATAGGGAACGTAGATATTGTTGAAGCCCCCTGGAATGCTTCCTTTATTGATGAGCTTTCTATGTTTCCTTTTGGTACTCATGATGATCAGGTGGATGCTTTGAGCCGTGCCTTTGAAATGCTTTTGAAAAGTGAGGCTCCATTTATCTTGTCCGAAAAGTTGCGAAGCCATTTGACTATTGCTGGTCCTTCGCGGTTTCGCAATAGGATGGCTCGAACTTATACCTTTATGCGAAATTAGTTGAATTGGCTATGGAACGTACACGATACCCTAATGAGGGTAGGCTTAAATCCAAGCCTAATGGGCATATAAAGCCTAAGCCTACTAGGAAGACCAAATCTCATCCGTATTTAACGGATGAGCAAATTGCTGCACGGCAAAAAATGCTGTTTCAGCAATTGCAAGGGCTTGCCAGAAGCAATCCCAGAAAAAGGCAAGTTTCGCGTGAGGAATTCCTACGTATATTCAAGCCTGCTGTTCCTCCGCCAGGAGTTTTGCCTAAAGGCTACAAAATCCCTGAAATGGCGATGGACTGGATAGGTAATTCTACCATCAATGCCAGCGAAAGAATCGATTCATATTATTATTCTGCCTATCAGGAAGGGCAGGAATTTTTAGGTTATGCCATTCTCGTCGTTCTGGCGCAAAGGCCGGAATATCGAGTTATCACGGAAACCATCGCGTCGGATATGACGCGTGAATGGATTCGGTTTGAAGCCTCTAAGAATGCCAAAGAAGATAAAACACAAAAAATTGCAGAACTAGAGGATTACCTAGAATATCTTAACTTAAAAGGTGTTGTTCGTCAGGCTATCCTGAATGACGGATTCCAAGGTCGAGGGCAGATTTATATCGATCTTGGCGTTCCGGTTATGGATGCTGGCGTAAATTTTGGGGCTTCTGAAGAGCTAAAAACATCCATTGGCGATGGCAGGGATGAAATAAGCCGTGCCAAGATCAAGAAAGGCTCATTAAAAGGCTTTTTGGCCATTGAGCCGATGTGGACCTATCCAAACTGGTATAATGCTTCTCAGCCATTACGGCCGGATTGGTATCGGCCAGAGACCTGGTTTGTGATGGGTTCTGAAGTGCATCGGACGCGACTAATTACCTTTATCGGCCGTCCGGTGCCTGACATGCTTAAGCCTGCCTATTCCTTTGGTGGTTTGAGCATGACCCAAATGGTCAAGCCATATGTAGATTTTTGGCTGCGTAATCGAACGACAGCTTCTGATTTGCTAAATGGCTTTTCTACAATGGTGCTTTTGACCACGCTTGATGTAACGTCTATGACGCAAGCTTCGGGCGATATCTTGTGGGAGCGTATTCAGACCTTTAATGCCCTTAGAGATAACATGGGGCTGTTGGTTTTGAACAAAGCAAGCGAAGATTTTAAAAATGTGAGCGCATCTCTTGCTGGCGTGCATGAATTAGTTGCACAATCTCAGGAGCATATAGCTTCAGTTGCTCAGATTCCTACGGCTAAGCTGCTTGGCATTCAGCCTGCTGGCATGAATGCGGATTCAGAAGGTATTATTCGGCTTTACTATGACCGGATTCGAGCTACGCAGGAATCTTTGCTTCGAGGGCCATTGACAACAATTATAAATATTGCTCAATTGTCTCTTTGGGGAGAGAATGATCCGGAAATTGTCTTTAGCTTTAATCCTCTTTGGCAATTGGATGAGGCAGGTCGAGCAGCTATCCAATTAGCTAAAGCCCAAATCATTGAGACAGATATTGCTTCTGGTGTGATTGACCCAGAAGAAGGTAGAATTGCTCGGGCGACTGATCCAGATTCGCCTTATTCTGGTCTGGATTTGCACAAAGAAGCACCGGGCGAAGTTATAGAAAAATTACAAGAGGAATATCCTCTTGAATCCATTTTAGAAAATGAGGAATTAATTCATCCAAAGCCTGAATCAGGTGTAGCATCAAGACTTGAAAAGAATGTTGAATCTAAAAGTGCAGAGTTTGGTGGCGCTGCAACTGGTGGTTTTCCAGCCAAAGATGATTTAGCTGGAGAAAAAGATACTAAGATTGAGTTTTCCATAGATCGCAAATAGGAAAGGACAGAAAAATGAGTTTGGTAAAAATCGAAGCGGCGAGCAATGGCAGCCCTC